GTTCGCAATCGGTGGAAACATGCTCATGTGCCACACATGACGTGGGATGAACTGATTGACGACGTGCCCAGCTCGCGCCGTAAACGCGTTCTTCAAGCTAGGATTGGATGGAGAGAAGGCTGGACCTCGAAGATGGCGAATGTAACAGGCTTTATTAAATACGAGAAATGGGAAAGCACTAATCTGGAAAGTCCACTGGACAAACCAATGGAACTCAATGACCCGAGACTGATTCAATTCAGGCAACCCGAAGTGACTTACGCACTCGCACGGTACTTGAGACCGATCGAGAAACGCGTGTTCACTAGGCACACTAATGGGCGTTGGGCACCGCTTAACCAGAGGAGATTCTCTAAAGGGATGACTTCCTGGCAGGTAGCGGCTAACCTGTTCCACAAGAGCGAAAAATTTGTCCAGCCAGTTTATGTGCTGATTGACTACTCACGCATGGATGCCCACCTACGGAAGGAGCTCCGTGAGGAAATTGAGTGGTCAGAGTATAGAAGGTTCAATAACGCTCAAAAACTCAAGTTTTTGTTGTCTCTGCAAGTCAGAAACAACGTAAAGACAAGAAATGGATTGAAATGGACTATTGATGGAACAATGATGTCTGGGGAGTATAACACCTCTCTCGGCGATTCGAAGATCAACGACGACATAGTGTCCCATCTACTGCGAAACGTGAGGGCGGAGTGGCTACTCAATGGTGATGATGGCGTCATCATCATGGAGGCTGCGGACGCCGAAAAAGTTCGATGGACTGACTTCTCCCTTTATGGGATGAAGGCAAAAATAGAACGCTGTCACGATTTCTCGCAGATCAGCTTCTGCCAATGCTCACCCATTCGGGTCAACGGCGTTTGGCGCATGGTGAGAAACCCTTTCCGAGTCATGTCGAGGTCATCCTACACGACAAAACGATTCGAAGGGGTTGGCTGGGCAAAACTGCTCGGCGCTATCGCTTTAGGCGAATTCTCCTGCAACACAGGAGTTCCCGTCCTCCAAGCGTATTCCCAAATGCTCATGAGGTCAGCTCGCGGATATTTATCTGAACGACTACTCGATGAGTATATGTCCATGAGAGCTGATAAGATAGTCTCTGAACCTCTGCCAGTCACTGAGCAAGCCCGATTGGACTTTGCCGTGGCTTTCGGCGTAATGCCTTCCCAACAGCGGGAATGGGAGGAGTGGTTCACCACCACCACTCTGCCCATCCTGCCTCCCTAGCCAGGAGCACAACACCACCACTGCACAGC